AGGGTGGTGCGGAAACTGCCTCTTTTGATGATGAAGACGAAACCCCGCGTCCCCAGACGCGCAAGCCTGTGGCTGCTCCTGCTCCCAAGAAGGAGCAGAAGCGTGTGGTGGAGTCTAGTGATGACTCGGAGGACGCGCTGTCGTACTTTGAGAAGTTGGCAGGCGACGAGTAATCGCTCACCTTCACGGCACGAAAAGGGCACGCTTCGGCGTGCCTTTTTCTTTTTATATTGTGCCACGCTCCATAGATTTCAGAGTAGCCTCGTTATTTCTCACTCTTAAATCATCATTATAGTTGTTTACAACTGTATTGTTTTGATTGTACATATTTGCTGTTGCTGTTTTTTGTTGATTAACAAATGCTGCTTGTGCTTGAGACTGCTTTGCCGCGTAATCTCGTAGTTCTTCTGTGCCACGGCGATTCATTTCCATAGCATTTGCCTGTTGACCAGTAGGAGTTGCTGCTGTTGGTGTTGGTGAAATTGTTCCTGTTGTTGGCTGTGTGGTTTCTGCTGAAGGACTTGTTCCTTCTACCTTGATGGAATCTCCTATCAATGGAATAGATGAAACAAAATCGTAGATTCCTTTAGGCCCAATAAGATCGGCTATCTGATTTCCAACCCATTCGCCACCCATTGCTCCTGCCACACCACCCAAAACAGTTCCTATTGGCCCTATTGCTGTTCCTAATCCACCTCCGATTATTCCACCAACAGCAGATCCAAAACGCTTTGAAATTTCTGCTCCTATTGCTTCTTTCTTTTGTTCTGGAGACAGATTTGGATCGTTTTTTAAACTGTAAATATTGAATGCGCCTATTACGCCTTCAATTGCAGAAGTAATTGGGCCAAGAGACTTCATCCCGCCCAAAATTTTGCCCATGTTTCCTTTTAAGAACGCACCGGGATTAGCAACGGCTTCTGCTATTGCTGCGGCTTCACTGGCTGCTGCTTTTCCTGCTTCTACTACTGCACTTCCGGCAGATTTAGCACCTTCCCATCCTTTGGATGCCATATTCTTCGTGCCTTCCCATGCACTCTTCCACCACGACTTGTTTTCTGCAACTGTTTCAGCAGCACCAACTGCACCCTTTGCAGCAGTGCCAGCCGAACTTTCGGCTGCTTGTCCACCAAATCCAAGCATGGATTTAGTACCTGTCCATGCTTTTGATGCTAAATTTTTAGTGCCTTGCCATGCTTTTTTCAGTCCGAAATCGGTTGCTTTATCACTTGCCCAATCGGTTGCTTGTGATAATAATCCCGGTTGTGATTCTGCTGCTTCTGCTGCTGTTCCACTTCCACCCATTCCAAACATGCTAGCCAAACTAGCAAGCAGACTTCCACCACCCATTAAACCAGAAAGAGTTTTTCCTAATCCACCGAATAGTCCTTTTTGCTTTTCGTCGCCTTTGGCAACTGCTGCAATAGTCTTTATTTCTTTTTCTTTTTCTTTTAGTGCGTCCGTTCCTGATTTTTTAGTAACTATTTGTTCTTTAATGGCACGAACATCAGCAGCAATCTGACCAAGCGTACTGGATTGTCCTGTGGCAAATCCTGCAAGTCTACCACCAGCCGCACCTCCAACCATATTTCCTACTGTGCTTGCACCTCTGAATGGTGGTGTTGGCATTGTGCCTGCTCCCCCCATTCCTCTTCCCATTAGGATTCGTTCTAGTTCGTTGGTTTTGCTGCCTGCTTGAGAAATGCTTTCGATTCGTCTTCCAGCATAGGCTTCAAGTTCTTCCCTACCCGTTCTTTTTTCTTGTAGAAAGTCTCCCAGCAACCCACCAACCAATGGAATTTGACGAACAATTCCTTCTGGTGCTGCTTTTAGTTTTTCGGTCAATCTTTCTTTGACAAAAGCAGAAAAACCAGTTTTTTGTTTTAGTACCGATTCAACAGGCTTGATTATTTCTGCTATCTTTTTTGTTATTTCAGATTTTTCACCAGTGGTTTTTTCCGCTGTCTCGCGGATAAATTTTAGTTTGTTGTGGATGTCTACTTGTTCTTTTCTGTCTTTGGAGCGAACTGCTCTTTCTGATAGTGCAAGAGCAGACTCAATAATCGCAAAATTAGCAGAATTATTAGGATCGTCTAGGTCTTGTAAACCTTCTCTGTTTTCTCGTACAAGTTGTTCAATTTGGGCACGAACGCCTTTAGTTCCACCCTTTCCAAGAACAGCCATAGACAGTTCGGTTTCACCGCCTGTTAGTTCTTTTTGTTTTTCTAGAAGGGCTTCTAGTATTCCTATTTTTTTATCAGCCTCTTCCACCGTTGTTTTAACGGTTGGATTGGGTGCGGCTGGTAGGGCAGCAGTTATAGGTGTAATTTTTGCAAATTTACCGCCCACTCGTGGAGCATTTCTTCTTCCCCTACCTGGACCTTTTTTTGCCATCTATTATTGCCTTTTCTGCTTGGCTCGTTCTTTTTCTTCTTTCAAGAATTGGATCAATAAATTTATGTATACTTCACGCTCCCAAGGTAGCAACTCCTCCACTTCAGCAAGAGAGTATTTGTGGTGGTGTATTAGTGAAAAATTTGTCTGGTAATACGCTGCCAGTGTATTATGGCAGAGTGCTATTGAAAAAAATCGGCTACCGTTTTGACCTCCACTTCAACCTTTTCTTTACAAGACGGGCAGGTGTAGGCAAATTGATAGTATAGTTCTGGTGTGGTTTTCACATATTTCATTATCTGTTCAAACTGTTCTGGTAGGAGATTGTCTACAAAGTCTGACAATTCCTTGGGGTCTATATCATTTTTTGTGTACACTTCATCGTTCATAATCACAGACTCTATGCAGTCTTTGGCTACACTAAAAATTGCTTCTATTTCGGTTTTGCTGTAGTCCACATCGTGCATTGATGGATATTTTAGAACGATTGATAACGAATCTGTTATCTTTATATTAGAATCAACCACTTCCTTCTCTACCTGTTTCACTTTTACATTTTGAAGATTTATCTTTATTGATGTCTTTTCTTTGCACTTGGAACAGGTAATTTGTGGTTTTACATCTTCTCCAACCGACTTCATTCGTATTTGTAGAAATGCGTACTCTGCATCAGCCGTGCACATTTTTTTAGTGTCCAAAAGCCCATCTGTGCAAGCAGATATGATGTTACGCATTGCATCTACTATCTGGTTCATATCTCCAGATTGTGCTGCGACCAACAAAATTTTTTCTTCTTTTACCACGAATGGTCGATACTTTGCCACAATTCCTGATATGGGAAGTGTCATGGTATACATGGGCAATTGCGAAGAAGTCAGTTTCAGTTTGTTCATTGTGTCTCCATTTCAATAAAGAGTAATAGTATTTATACTACTTTATCCATTTATTACTCCGTTTACCGTTCCATCACTACCATACCGATCTATTCTACCCGTTTTTGGGTTTATTCCAAAAACCTGTCGCGGTTGTTGTTGTGTTTGTGAAACAGGAGAAGATGCGGGAATCTGCTTAAACATATCAGATATGTTGTTTTGTCCTTCCATATTTTGTGTTGATGGACTAATTCTTGTTGTGTTTGGTGATCTAACAATCATGGGAGTATATTTTCTATATGCAAGAGTTATATCTTGTGTTAAAAATTCATCTCTTTCATAACCCATAGCAAGATCGCCTAACTGTTTTGGATATACTTCTTCTACAATAGCAGAATATACCACTTCATCTGTTTTGTTTAGAATATTTACAGTTATGTTTGTTGTATAGTTATCATAAAATGAGAACTTATAGTTGTTTGGATTGCACACAAAATTTAGCCACTCTTCAAAGAATACTCGTTCTTTCAAATCATTAGACAAAATATACGATAGAGATAAATCTCCCGAGTATAAAGGTTCTATTGGAAATTGTCTCTGTGGGCCATAAAATCTGTAGTTTTGAGTTGTTAGTGAGCGTCCAGGAACAGAAACCGAATTACATCTTAATGTTAAAGATTTTGTAGATGTGGGTCTTGTATTAAAAACCATTGGGGTGTTTATAACCACTTCAAACCGATTAGCGTATATCAGGCTGTCCCGATATATTTCGCTCATCATTTCATTAATGTTTGATGGGATGTCTGCCATTATAGGTTTCCTGACTGTATAGAAGCGTTGTAAGACATACGACGAATTCCCATCTTTCGCCCCTTCACAAACAGGGCAAGATCAACATCTACTAACACATCCCAAAATTCCATCGGTATTTGTATTGGTCTTTTGCGAAGCCCACCCATTACATATCGTCTGTAGCAAGGCTTAAAAAACTGAAATCTTCTTGGCCCACTTAACCGATCATATGAAACCCCCAAACGGGTAAGTGACTTGTCTCCATTTTTACGCATTGGTAGTGTTTTTTCAATCGCTGTGAATAGTTGCCGTCTCCATTTTTGGGCAATGTAATGCAGATTTAATCCTTCAAATCCATCATTATGAACCTTTGTAATGATTACCAACGGAAACACATCGTAGGCTTTATATGAATTTAAAAATCGGTCATCTTGTGGTTTGTATTTGAAAAATACCATCTGCCCTGCCATTAGCCGAGATGGGATTCGCAGTTCGTCTATACTGTTGAGATATTTTAAAAGTTGCAGATACGATTGGTCTGTTCCACCCAATCCGGCAATGGTTTCTGTTAGGATTTCCTGTAACTCTTTAACCTGATCCTTGTCTATCATTACTTGTTCCTGAACAGATCGTCTTCAGTAAGCACTCTGAACTCCCACCCACGAGACTCCGCAGCGGTTTTGGCTGCTGCCCATTTAGCCTTGTTGGTGATCCATGTTTGGGCTTCGTACAGGTAGTTTCTGGACTGCCTCTTGGGTTTTTTGGGTTCTCGTGTCTGTTTTTTTGGTTTTACTTCTATCAGCATGGTCTTGATTGCTCCGTCCATAGTTTTCATCTCTACTATGAAATCCACAAAATAGCGGTGTGGTTTGCGATCCAATGGACTGATATATGGAATCACTATCTCTTCTGAACCCCACCGAAGCACCGTTTCACTCAAGTCACAGAATTTCATAAATCGTCGTTCCCATAAAGAACGATATACGATTTGAGTTGGGTTTCCCATGTACTTGGATGGGTTGGTAGGTGAAAAATATCCTTTGTAGGGCATATAGATATGTAGAAGCCCAAAAGGAAAAATAGTCAATGGCTGAATCTACACCCCAAAACCAGTCGTCTCTGCCGATTAGAGCCAGTAATCGCCCAGACAACTACAATCAAATACGAGATCGGTTGCTTGGTCCAAATAGTGGTGATGACGCTATTGCTAGACTAGAAGGCACTCCATCCATTAAGCGTGGTTCAAGAAAACAACCATCTGTTATGAAATATCCAAAAGAAATTGGATTTTCAGAAGTCCCTCATGTTATGCAGTTCAAGATATTTTGGAGATGGGAACGCCCTGACTTAAAAAATGCTTTGGAGAGTGCCAGAGCAGAAAGTTACAAAACACAAGAATACTTGAACGATCTCAGTGTTTACGGAACCGATGAAAACGGTAATTTTTCTGTTGAAGAATTATTAAAAAGTCCATATGGTGCTAGAATCGGTGGCATCAACCAAATTTTGAGCGATAAGGGACTTGGAACCATAGTGGATACTAATGGAAATGCAGATATTAGTGGAATGTTGAAAACCGATCCACAACGAGCCAAATCTGTAATAGAACAAATTATCAAGGCAGAAAAAGCAAATGTTGACACAATAGACAGTGATGGACAAGACATGATTGGCAGAGTGGGTCTTGATGAAGACGAAAGACTAGCACAACGAGCAGGGTTAAACGAAGAAATTGTTAATATTGATCCCACTACTGTTGGAACTAGAGTTGGTGCTGCTGTTGCTTTGGGTAGTCTTGCTCAAAAAGCAGGAGATATTCTAAATACTGCTAGAACCAAGGGTGGTAAAGTTGGATGGTCCACACTAGGAAAAGAAGCCCTCAAATCTGTTGGAATTGGTGCGGCATCTGGTGTTGTTGCTGGTGTAGCAACAAGTGCATTAAAATTTGGTCAAGCGGCTCCAGTATATGATCAGATGGTTTCAATCTATCTGCCCACCTGTACAAAAATAAATCAAGAGGATACTTTTCAGTATAAAGACGCTAGTATGTCTGTAGCAGGAGGTGCTGCTGACTTACTTGGTGGTGCTATGGGGGAGGGATTAAAACAAGCGGCTTTGGGGCTTGCCACCAAAATGGCAGAACAAAAAGGATTGGGTGATGCAGTTGGTGCAGTAAGTGGACGAGTTTTGAATCCTCGTCTTGAAAAATTATTTCAATCAAAAGGCATTAGACGGTTTAATTTTTCTTGGGATTTTTATCCCAGAAACGCTGATGAGGTTGCAAATATTAAAGACATAATTGAAACTTTCAGATACCATGCACATCCTGCTTTGTCTAAATCTTCCGATTCTGGAAAAGACACATCACAGGAAGAAGCAGTAGCGTCAACTAAAATTATGCTTCGCGTACCAGCAGAATTTGAAATACGATTTTTGTCTTCTTCGGTTGATTCTGGATCGGTTGGATATCAAGAGAATCCGTATATCCCCAAGATAGGAAGATGTGTGATAGACAATATTAATGTTGACTATACGCCAAATGGTGTATTTTCTACTTTGGAAAACAACGCACCAACTGCCATTACATTCACATTGAGTATAAGCGAAGTCAGCCAGATGACTCGTGAAATGGTAGAGAAAGGTTACTGATGTATTTTTCTAAATTTCCAATAGTATCGTATCCGTCAAACATCACTGATGAGAAAAAGTATGTTTTGGCTAGAAATATTATTCGGAGAATTGGTTTTTCTGAAGATACAAAATCTGCAAGCGGTGCGTTTTTGGAATACAGCGTCAAAGACGGCGAGCGTCCAGAGCACATAGCGGATAGAGTATACGGCAATCCTGAAGAACATTGGGTGGTTTTGCTTTCTAATGAAATAATTGATCCGTATCACGGATGGTATAAGTCTGGTTCTGTAATAGAAGAGTACATCAATAAAAAATATAGTGGGTATTCTGTATTTTTTACCAATACAGGCAACACATTTTCATATAACACCAATTTGTTTTCTGGTTGCACTCTGACGCAGAGTGGAAATTCTTCGTCTATAACGGAATACCATCCAACCCTTTGTAAACTTATTGTGGCATCACCTTCATTCTCTAATGGAACTGCAACGATTGGTTTATCTGGTGGTGGAAATTTGACCATAAAAATTCAAAGAATTCTTCCGTCGTATACAGCAGTCCATCATTTTGAGATTCAGGGGCCCACAGCCGATGGGCATAAAATTGGAGCACTCGACACTCCAACAGTTGATCCTTTAAGCAAACAAACAAATCAATATAACCAGTATAGTGATTTGGGAATGGTTGGATCGCCTCCACCCGAAACAGGTATACGACAAACCACAACACCAAGCGGTTCTAATATTGAACTTTGGGAAACATACATCGGCAAATATATGGGAATATCAGGAAGCGCAGTAAACACATATGCTGTATCTAATTTTACATATGAAAATACTGTAAACGATTCAAAACGATTGATTCGTGTACTCCATCCACGATATTTGGATACAGTAAAACGAGAATTAGAAAGTCTTTTGAGAGTATAATATGCCAGATTATTTGGGTGATGGTAATAATTTACTGAAGGCTGGAGATTATTATCTAACCAAGTTGTTACTTTCATCCACAGTTAACAATAAAAGCATAGACATAATCAATCTGTATACCAAGATTGAGTTGTTTGAAGACCTTTTCTCTCCTTATATGACAGGAACCATTCGTATGGATGATTCCTTTAATGTTCCTGAAGTATTGCCTCTTACGGGTCAAGAAAAAATTGAAATAGAATTCAAGACTGCAATAGAAAATACCAAACCTATAAACAAAATATTTCGCGTCTACAAGTTAGACAGGCAAGTAACTGACCAAAACGGAAAGGGACAGCAGTACAGTATTCACATGATTAGTGAAGGTGGTATGATAAACTACACACAGAGATGTGGCTATTATGTGGGTGGTTCTGTTTCTGAAATGGTAAAAACGGTTGTGTCCAAACATTTCCCTTCGTATGTGTGGGAAAACAAATTTCAGGTTGAATCTTCTAATGACAATTACATGTTTGTTTTGCCAAAATCGTATACCCCATTCAAAGCGATATCTTGGTTATCTGGAAAGGCAATAAATTCATCCGCAAATGATTACAGCCCATTTTTTTTCTATGAGACTATGGACGGTTACGCTTTTAAGAGTTTGTCTAGCATTATAAAGGATGCTTCATCAAATATACAAAACTATTATTATATTAAAGAAAACTCTGCAAACGCAGACGGTTCTCCTTCAAGTCTTCCTGTTGATGGCCCATTCAGTGCTGTGTTTCATCGCATTCAGAATCTAGAAGAAATATCTCGTTTCAATATGGTAGAAAATATTATGGAGGGATTGGTGTCTTCAAGATTGGTGGTTCACGATTTGACCCAAAAGCAAAAACGGGAGTCCATTTTTAAAGAATCGGATGTGTTTACTGAAATGGCAAAATTGGGAAGTGATCCCCATTACAAGTCTTCTTCCAAAGATGATCCTATTTTTTACAATGATTCGTCTGCCTATTATTATCTGCCCGCCACCACATTTAGTGTGTACTCTGATGCTGTTCCAATAAAAGATAATGTACGAGTGGAAGATTATTTTTTGAAAAGAAAGTATATGATGAATGCTATGATGACGCAAAAAATAGCGGTTGATATTTACGGTGATAGTACAAAACGAGTTGGGCAAATCATCAATCTCTATACCCCAAAGATATCTTCAGATCAGACAGTACATCAGGATAAATCCGACAAAAACTTCAGTGGAAATTACCTAATTACTTCTATACGACACACATTTGATTCGGCGTATAGTTGTAAAATGGAACTATCTAGAAATGCGATGGGGGTGTAATGAAAGGATTTTCAGGACGAGAAGGATTTGTGTGGTGGCACGGTGTTGTAGAAGATAACGCTGATCCGCTGTATCTTGGACGCTGCCGAGTTCGTATTTTTGGTTTTCATAGTGATGATCTCGCAGAACTTCCAACCGCAGCATTACCTTGGGCGTATCCCATGCAGCCTTTGACAAGTGCTGCTGTATCGGGAATAGGTGTGTCTCCAACAGGATTGGTTGCCGGTTCACATGTGTTTGGATTTTTTAGAGATGGTGAAGACGCACAAGAGCCGGTTATGATTGGTTCTTTTGGAGGAATACCCACAGCAGAAGCAGATACAAGTATTGGATTTGGTGATCCTTCTGCAAAATATCCTGCAACTGTAGATGGAGTTGATGCCGGAAATTTTCCTATCGGTGTTTCGGTTTTGAAAGAATCTGATGTTAATCGCTTGGCTCGTAATGATTCATCCGATACCGTGAATGGAACTGTGGTTGCAAAGAAAATTTCTGAAGTAAAACAAAATATACAAAGCACGCCCGGTATAGCATCAGGAAAATCGTCTTGGAGCGAACCTGCTACTCCGTATAATGCAGTTTATCCTAAAAATCATGTGCTTTTTACAGAAAGCGGACACATTAAAGAATACGATGATACACCCGGTGCTGAAAGAATTCACGAGTATCATATGTCTGGAACATTCAACGAAGTTGGGCCAGATGGAACTAGGGTTCAAAAAATAGTGGGCGACGATTACGAGATTTGTTTGGGAAATAAAAAAGTGTATATTGGCGGAAAACAGGGATTGAATGTTGTGGTTGATGGGCCAATTAATTTAACAGTAGTTGGAAATGGTAGTAATATTGAAATAGACGGTAACATTAATATATTTGCAAAGGCTGAAGTGAATCTGCAATGCGAAGGCAAGTTCCGTGCTTCAGGTAAACAGATGGAATTCTTTTCTGAAGGCGAACTTGCTTTTTCTGGTAGTACAATATCTTTGATATCAAACGGTTCTGTTGCTGTTATAGGTGATCGTATTGAACTGAATTCTGGTGATGCCCCGTTACATCCTAGTAAGGTGCAGTTACAATGACGGGTGGAATGGCATATCGCGGAGATCATAGAAAATACGCACCGGGATCGTCTGCGTATGAGATTTACTATTACGGAGATGTAGTTGGCAGAGATGGAAAGTTTTGGGTTTGTGGTGTTACTCAATCGTATGGATATCTTCCAAGTGAATCTGCATCTGGATTTACCCTGATGTCTTTATCAGTAGATCCTTCACCCAACCCAACATTTATTGATGGAGGAACTATCTAATGCCAGGAGTTTGCCGAGCCTTTCTAGATACTGCTGGAGGTCTTATTTTAGTAGGAGATAGTCGTGTTATTGTAGACGGACAGCCGGTGGCTGTTGAAGGAAATCCAGTAGAAAATCACGGCAGAAATGAACACAGCAATGCAACTATGATAAATGGAAATTCCAGAGTGGTAGTGGGGGGTATACCTGTTTGCACAGAATCCAGCCAAGCGTCTTGTGGTGATACCCCCACAGGATCATCACGAGTAGTAATAGGATAAAGCCATGACATGCCCATGTAAAACCAAACTAACAGACGAACAAAAAGAGTTGATAAACTCACAAAACGGAAAAACTTTTGTAAACAATACAAGTGCTACAGGCGCAAGTGGGGCTTCTAGTGCTTTGACTACCACTGTTAATCGTTTGGCTACTCTTTCAAATATATTTACTAGTAAACTTCCTGCGGATATAGCAACCGCTACTGCTTTGTCAGCAGCCGGAGTAGATGCCTCTAAAATTTCTGAACTTTCTACTAAAGTGGGAACCTTGAAAACATCTGTTGATACTTTTAAAAATCAAGCAGAAGCATTAACAAATCCACAAACTCTTATGGCTGTTGTAGGAAAAATGACCTTTGCTGCTAATTTGGGATGTGCTTTGGGAATAGAAGGACTAGATGTAAATCTGTCGGTTGGTATTATTGGTGGCAAAGGTATCAACTCCATAAACATTGCTGGCGGTGTTAATGTTGATGTAAATAAGATATTAGACAATATAGCATTAGATTCAAATGGTGCAATCTTAAATAATGGAGCACAGAATTTTTTGGCAGGTTTAGAAAGTGTTAAAAGTAAAATAGATTCGGCTGTTTCTGCTGTTAATGGTGTAGTGAACGACAGTCTAACTTCTATTGCAAATGCTTCTTCTCTGATAACAAACTACAGCCAGATCAATTTTTTCAGTAATCTGCTTGGTGGTTCTGGTGATCCGTGTAATAATGCAAGTGTTGCTTTTGCAACAGATAGTATTTTAACCGATGATTTTAAGCAACTTGCAGGAGCAGCAAATTCGTCTATAACACAAAGCACCACAACGGGTGGAGGGTTTACCCGATGAACGAACATGTATCCGTAGTCTCTTCTTATTCTGACACGATATACTCCATAGGAGAAGTTTTTGGTGTGTTTGCTGTTGGTATAGGGGTGGGATTGTGGAGCATGATTAAGAAGCGAAAACTGTCCATCAAGATGGAGAATAAAAAAGACCAAAAAGTAGCAAATGCACACAGCCAAGTTCACGAAACACTAACCGAGTTGCGTATATTGGTTAGGTGTTCTAGGGCGTTGGTGTTTCAGTTCCATAATGGTGGCAAGTTTGCAGACGGTAGTTCAATTAAACGGTTCTCTGTGACCCACGAATCGTGTGGAGCAGGAGTACAAAGCATGTTGTTGGAATCGCAGGATGTGTTGCTGACACGATACAAGGAATTGGTTGATATTTTAGATACTAAACAAAATCAAATAATCAAGGTTTCAGACCTGCCCCAATGCTCTTTCCGTTACGGGCTTGAAATAAATAATGTACTGTTCTTTTCTGTTAGCCCCCTGAAATGCGAAGACGGGCTGACCCCTATGGGATTTGTGTGTTGCCATTGGTGTGATATTGGGGATTTGGATAGTGTACGCGCTGAAGGAATATCTGAAAATTCTTTGGGCGAGGTGGTTTCGGTATCTGCAAAAACAATCAATACACATCTAACTCTAGGTAAACACTAATGCCCCTAAAAATTCCATCCACCCCAATAAAACCCGTATACACGGATATTGATCCGTCTCTTACAAGAAATCCAAAAAATAGCGATGTGCTGTTGTTGAAAGACAATAAAGCCATCAAAGTTTCGGTTCAGAACTTATTGTCTACTGCTTTTGGTGAGCGGCTATTTCAACCACAGGTTGGCGCGTCTTTGCGACCTCTTTTGTTTGAACCTATAGATACTATTACTACTTTTGAATTGCGGGATAGAATTCTTGAAACTATTCGTAAACATGAGCCTCGTATTAACAACATAGTAGTAGATGTTATAGCAAATCCTGATTCAAATGAATATCAGGTAACAGTAGAGTATACGGTACAGTCTTTGGGGGCAACGGAAAGAATTACCACCCTCCTTGAAAGGATACGCTAATGGCTCAAAGCGCAGACAGTTTCAATGTGGTTGGGTTGGATTTCTCTGATGCAAAAGCATCACTAAAGACCTTTTTACAATCACAAAATACACTCAAAGACTATAATTTTGATGGTTCTGTTTTGAGCACCATTTTGGATGTACTGGCATACAACACTCACTATCAAGGTTTTTATGCCAACATGGTAGCCAATGAGATGTTTTTGGATAGTGCTGTTCTTCGTCCATCTATTGCTTCCCATGCCAAGCAATTAGGGTATACCCCCCAGTCGTATCGCTCCGCAAAAGCCACTCTAACAATTCCTATCACAGCCGGAAGTGTGAACACAAACACTTATTTGGCTCGTGGAACAGAATTCACCGGAACAGACACACAAGGCAGTCAATACAGATTTATGCTTTTGGATAATGTTTATGCAGATGTTAGCACTGGATCTTTTGTTGGTGTGGATGTATACGAAGGCAGTTTGCGTAAAATAACATATGTTTATGATCCAAACCGAAAAGAAAGTTCGGTTTTGTTGATTCCAAATGATAAGATTGATACAACAACAATTCGCATTCGTGTTCAATCATCAGTTACCGATACAAGTGGTGCTACAGATACATGGAGTTTGGCAGAATCGTACATTAACTTGACACCCACATCAAAGGTGTATTTCTTGCAGGAACGCGAGATGGGAATGTATGAACTATATTTCGGAGATAACTTTTTGGGAATGCAACCCAAAAGCGGAAATGTGGTGTCTATTGAGTATATGGAAACAAATGGTTCTGTAGGAAATGAAATAACTACATTCACACATAGTGTTGGTAATCTTGGAACCCCCGTCGTTACTTCTGCTTCTGCTGGTGGTGGTGAACCAGAAAGTTCTACACGCATCAAATTCTTAGCACCAAAATACTATAAATCACAACACCGAGCAGTAACAGAAAACGATTACAAAGCCACTATTTTTCGTGAGTATCCAAATGCTAGTTCTGTTTATGTTTATGGTGGAGAAACCACAACACCACCACAATATGGAAAGGTGTTTATAGCAGTTAAACCCAAGTCTGGTTCTTCTCTTTCCGAGTCGGAAAAAGCAAGTTTGTTGAATACTTTGAAAACAACATATTCGGTTGTTGGTATCATTCCAGAAATAACAGATACGGATTATATTGATTTAGTGGTGGATTCAAAGATTACATACAACCCTGCTTCTATAAACATTTCTAGCGGAACGCTAAAGGCAGTTGCAGTTGCTTATGTTTTTTCTTACTCCAACAACCAATTAAACGGTTTTGGTTCTAATTTTTACTATTCTAAATTTGTTCAGGGATTGAACTCTATTCATTCGTCTATTTTGAGCAATCAAACCAAGGTCAAGATGCGAAAGGCTGTCAATGTTTCTACCTTGATTGCCTATAGGGGCTTTACTATAAACTTTAAGAATCCCATCTATCATCCACACCCCATGCACAGTGTATCTGTGATTTCTTCTAATCTGTTTCCTCATAAAGATTTTGATGGGACTACCATATATTCTTGTTCTCTTCGTGATAACGGATCGGGAACCATAGATGTAATCAAAATGGAAGCCGATGGTATGGAAACTCCTGTTTATAGTGGAGTGGGAACTGTTGATTATGAGAACGGGACAGTTACTCTAAATTCCAAATTTGTTCCTGTTATTCCTACCGGACTGGAGTATGCAATCACAGTCACAGCAGAACCACATACTCAAGATTTGTTTGTTTATGAGAATAGAATACTCAGAATAAACAGAGGATATCCCGACTCTGTGAATATCTCTCTAGAACCAAGAAGCGTTGTTTAAAAAATGATATACCTTAAGAATATAATACTCAATACTCCAACAGATGAACTAGAGGGAATAATTTCTCCCTTTATCGAACAGCAGTTTCCTTCTTTTGTTCGTACTGATTATAGAAAATTGGTATTGTTCATCAAATCCTATTACGAGTGGATGGAAAAACAAGGAAATCCCGGATATGTTTTGAGTAATTTAGATACCATTTATGACATAGATCAGAGTTTGAATGAGTTTTATTCTCACTTCAAGAGCACATACCTTGAGGGATTCCCCGAAGAACTTGCCACTAATACCAGTGGAAATAAACCAAACAAAAAGACTCTAATCAAACATATTCGGGATTTCTATGGAAACAAAGGAACAGAAAGTGCATACCAATTTTTGTTCCGAATGTTGTATGATAGCGATGTAGAGTTCTATTATCCAAAAACTGATATTTTGAAAACATCTGACGGAAGATGGATTGAGCCATTATCGGTCAAGAGTACTTCTTCTAACGGAACCGATCTTTTTGGTGGAACCAACGGTCAGTTGTTGCAATACAGAGGATCTGATATTACTGGTTCTGCTGATATTGATTATGTTATACAGTATAGTGATAAGGGATTGGATATAACAGAATACTTTATAAAAAATGTTAGTGGTGTATTTTTGCCAAATTCTGAAGTGGTGATACAGAATGGAGAGAACAGTTGGAAAGAAATAACCTATAGTGTTTTGGGCGAATACTATATTGAGACACCCGGAAGCAACTATGTGATCGGAGATACTGTTTTGATTGAGGATGGAAACGGAAGAGGTGCTCTTGCGTTTATTGAACAGACAGGACTCGGTGGAGCAATTAAAAAAATAGCCATCAAAAGTTCTGGTATCAACTACGCCACCAAGGTTTATGCCACATTTATCTCAAAAAATGGTGTAAACCAAAGTGCTGTTGTTTATTTGAGTCCTACTGCTATTACTCGGTATCCGGGATTCTTCTCAAACAATAGTGGAAAACTGTCTTCTACCAAGAAAATACAAGACGGAAACTACTATCAAGATTTTTCTTATGAACTGAAGAGTTCTATAGATTCCACTTCTTATTTTGGTGTATTGAAAGAACTTATTCACCCCGCTGGAATGAGAATGTTTGGATCTATCTTGCTTCAGGGTGCATTAGAAAACACTATAAGCACATCAACACAAGCCAATATTTCTGTTTCTCCATTAGTTGGTCAGTATACACCATACACATCTGGAACGACCTTAGATTTACGAAAAAACGGTGTCACTGCTTCTGGCTATTGGTTGGGAGCAACTGGTGACTTGTATCCATTAGGTTACAATCCCTATATTGGTAGCACTAGTGAAGTTGGCTCAAATGGACAGACTACTGCCAACGGTACAGTGTTCGTCGGAACTTCGTTTGGGTATACCTTGTGCTATGTTCCTGAAAGTGGAAAAACTTCTCACAACCCTATTGGTTCTGCTCTTGGTTCAACTGGTGCGTTTTATTCTAATATTGAAGAGCGATTTACCCCTCAAGGCATGAGTGATATGGTGCTGTGGCTAAAACCTGAAAATATTGGTGTGTGCGGAGCAGTTGCTAATGGTGCGTCTTTGGATATATGGACAGACGCTTCACCTCAAGCCAATCACGCACTTCCGCCCACATGGGACAAGTGGAATAGCGGAACCACCTCTTTATACCTTACTAGTACTGTTGGTGGTTGGTCAACAAAAGCGTACACAACCAATGCTGTTACAAAGGTGTCTTTCCGAGCAAAAGGAAAAAATCCGTCTTTTCATGGTGCGCTGTTTATGATGGGATTGTCCCGAAATCCAGGAACCACCACAGGTGCAAATTATGCTGAAATGGATTTTGGTCTTTATCCTCTCAGATCGTATAGCACCGTTTACTCTTCTAACAGAACCATTTGGTGGTATCAATGGGCAAATTTTGGTGCTACTGCTTCTGGTACTACCTATAACGGCAATTTTGGTACTTCTTGGAACGACAATACTTTGTTCACTATGGAGTACAACAAAACAACAGGCGATTACAAATATTATGTTGATGGAACCGTTGTCAAGAGCGGAACCACGGCAGCAGGAAACACCTATTACGCTATTTTCTGTCCATATAATATTTCTGGCACATCTGTAACTGTTGAAGACTTGTATAATGGTGATACAAAAATTATCGCTCCGGGTTGGACTGCTAAAAATGGAACAAGCCCAACTACAGGTATTACATGGGCAAACATCATAGGAAACAAGATTTATAAGTGCAGTCCCACACTAGTAATTGGTGATGGCAGCGTTAGCGGAAGAACTGGTGCTAATTTTAATGGTGGTGTTATGTGGGGTCAGAATAGTGCATGGAGAGATTCTGCGGTCACAAACTACGCACCGTATTCTGAAGATTTTACTATTGCCAACTATAACACCTTGACAGGTGTTTCTGTTGGAATTAGTTATGGTGTTCAAAGACCACCGGGAATTAGTTTGGATAGTGGTTCTTGGGGAGATGCTGCTGTTACTCTGTTAGAAGAAACAGAAGTAACTTCTCCACATCATATAGTAAAAAATATGACAGGTGTTTCTTATGTTCTTGGAGCAACTTATATTGCTTCTATTTACGGCAGATCAGGTGATCGTGACAGATTGGCAATGCAGTTTTCTAGTACATTTAATGCAACTCCACCGAGTGCAACTTTTAACCTTTCTAATGGAACTGTTGCTACTTTTGCTGGTGGAACCGCTGGCATATACGCACTTGGTGGTGGTTGGTACAGGTGTTGGATTGCTGGACAGCCCTCAGCAAATGTTAGTGGTGGAAATTTCTTTATTGGAATACACAATTCCAGTAATAATGGCGTTTTTGGAGGAACCGCAGGCAAAGGCTTATACATTAGTGCACTTCAACTAGAAAACGGAAGAGTATTACCAACAGTAGGTCAAGAGCCTCGTCCGTACATCAAGACTAATAGTACAACACCTGCTTCTCGCGGCAATCTATATCTTAAAGATTTGCAGAATGTAACTTTTGTTCCCGGTGGAACAGCAGAATCGCTGCTTGTTGGAAGTTCTATTCATCTTACTAGAGGCTTAACATTTACAGACGAGATGGACTGGTTTATGGTGTATCGAAGTACTGCTGCTGCTTCCTCTACTGACCGTGGCTTTATAGTGCATTCTAATCGTCCGCTATGGGACACCAGTTACATTAATGAAGATGTAGTGATGTTGACTCGTCCGTGGAACTATGTTGATAGAACAACAGCATTCCCATCACAAGGATCAGTCCCAGATTCATCTTATTACTACAGACCACTTTCTGGTGGAGTAGTGACTGGAGACACTGTGCGTAGATACGCAGAAACCACTGGTGCTTTAATTTTTAGACCATACGGATCTTTTATAAGTGCAACACCAACAACTAACCTCAATTCTATCGGATACGATCCACATTACGGTGGATTAACTGTATCTCCTCATATTGGAGAAGTTGCAAGAGATTCTAACAATCGTTTGTATGCTTATTTGAACGGAGACGAAGCCACAAATTATTCACGATCAACAGGATTATATGTGGCTAAAGTCACCAATGTGGCAGAAAACGCTGGTGCAGAAGTGTATAGCGGATGTACCGTTGATATTGGGCGAATAGGAGCGTACAAGAGGATCGATCTTGTTTCTAATTATGGAGAAGGAACTTCTAGTTTTATAACAAGCGCAGTAACAAATGCTCCGTACTCGTTCCAAGGTGTGCTGTTTGAGGTGCTGGTATTCAATCGTAAATTGGAAGAAACTGAAAGACAAAAAGTATACGGATACCTGTCAAGAAAATACAAAATTGATAGCGGATTGCCTGATGCGTTCGTAAACTCTCATCCTAGTGCATATCCTTTAGGGCTTACCTATTGGCAAATTGCACACCACCCAAATTCCTTGGGATTATCAACTATAGGAACAGGAATTTCTTTTGATGGAATTACCCTGTCCAATTTCTATACCCTACCAAAAACCATATACAAGTCAGCAAATACCAGACTGCCTGACGGAACTGTTCTTGGTGGCGATACATATGATACAATAGGAGCCTAAAAATATGCCTGCTTATCTAAAAGCATCAATTAAACGGTCTTATGCTGAAGGGTTCTTGAATGAACTAGAAAGCAATATAAATCAATATTTCTTATTTGTAGCAAAAAGCACACCGTGGACTGTTGAAACTTCACCAGATGTTTATGTGGATGCGGTAGTATCAGAATACGAGGTTTGCAGAAACATTATTGGATACAAAAAATTAAATCCATCAAATATTTTATTTGCTCTTCCTCGTTACGAGTGGACTAGCGGAACCGTTTATGATGTGTACGACGATTCAGTTGATCTGTTTGATGAAAACGACCCTGCAATATTTTATGTGGTGACTGACCAAAATAACATTTATAAGTGTCTTTCCAGACCAGTAAACGGAAAATCCACAGTAAAACCTGTGGGTATAAATCCTGATTCTTTCCAATTATCAGACGGATACACATGGAAATATTTGGCTACAATCAAAGATTCCAATCTTCCATATGGACTAACAGACTATATTCCCATAGAATATGCGGTAAGCCAAACCGACACAGAAACCACAAACCAATACTCTTCACAGATACAAGCAGTTGATGGTGCAATTACTCGTTTGGATTTGATTACAAACGGAGGTAATAGTGCTGCGGTTTACCAGTATTCGGAAATCGGAAAAGCCATCAATATAAATGATTACAAAGTGGTTGGCAACGATAAGATTGTGTATGTGTCTTCAAACGATGCTAGGGCATATCTTACACAATATAATACTCCAACTAATTATATTGGTTATGCCTTGAGAATTTCAACATCAACAGTTAATCCCTCACACAACAATAACTACGCAGTAATTGTTGGTGCAGGAAATACTGGAGCGGATCTTAGTGCTCGTTATTTTGTGCTAAATGACAGTGCTATGTCTTTTACTGCTTCTCCTAGTGTTGGAACAGGGTATACTATTTTTGATATTACTCCAAATATAAGAATACTTGGAGATGGTGTTGGAGCATATGGATTTGCTTCTTTGAATAGCCAAAAGAAAATTACAGATGTGAAATTATCAAACAGTGGTATTGAATATTCTAATGCTGTAGTTATAGTAACTACTCCTAAAGATTTGTCTACAAAAGTTCATCCAACTATAAAAGCAGTTCTATCGCCCAAGGGAGGACACGGCAGTAATATTTTGAAAGAATTGAATGCCAAAGACATTATAATCATTGTCAACCTAACAGAAGACGATGCTGATAGTTTTATTTACGGTGGAGATTATCGTCAGTTTGGTTTGATTAAGAATCCAAAAGTTAATGACGGAACATCCAATATTGCTGGCAAGAACGATCCATTCTATCGTGATGTGACTTTGACTTACAGTGGATCGGTTTTAACAGAACCAGCCGCAGCAAAAGCACTCTTTAATGGTTCTCTGAAAAACTATTTACTCGGAACTGAAACATCGGTGGGTTCTTCTATAACAGAACTGAAAAGTATTGGTGGAACTAACAACCAACTACAGGTAAATAATGAAATCCGATTTGTTATTAAAGTAAAAAATGTTGGTGGAGATTATATTACATATTTGGATAGAGAAAACGATTACACTTTTGTTTTGCCTAGTGAAACTATTGCAAACTCTTTTATACTTGGGGAAAAAATAACACAAACGGTTCCTGCTGGTGCATCTGGTCGTGGTTTCAGTATTATTGCCGAGGGTATTGTTTTATCCAAATTGGGAAGCACGATAAAGGTCAGAACCACACGAAACTCATTTGTCAGTAGCGTTGCTACGATTTATGGAACAAAATCCAAAATCACAACAACACCGTCGAGCATAACTCCTGTATACGGAGAATATGTTTGGGTTTTTAATACAGCAACAGATTCGTTTTATTCAGAAAATAACAACAAAAATCTGTTCAGGGTTGTTAGTGTTAGTTCTCCGTATTTTGATTTGAATGAAACTCCATCATATTCTGGATTGACAGTTCTTCAACTCTCGACAAGTGTTAGTGGTGCTACTGGAGGAATTGATGCCACCAGTGCCGCACTTACCCAAAACTCTTTTAGTGTTGGAGATTTTGTTCAGCAGGGTGTGAGCACAAGTGCATTTGGAAACTACGCAAGTGGTACAGTATACAATTGGGATTTTGTCAACTCGTCATATGGAAATTTGTACCTCACAGATGTCATAGGTAATTTTAATAGTGTTTCAATAAATGGTATATCTGGCTCTACTTTGAGTTCATTTATAGTGGCTGGTGTTAGTTTACCCGATATTCAGCCCGCCTCTGGAGAAATCATATACATAAACAATGTAAGGAAAATTTCAAGAGTACAGGGACAAAAAGAAGAATTTAGACTGCGATTAGGCTTCTAAAGAGGAAAATATGGCTTACGATCCAAGCATTTTCAATACATCTCCATACTACGACGATTTTGATCCTGAAAAAGCATTTTTGCGTGTTCTGTTTAAGCCCGGATATGCAGTTCAGGCAAGAGAACTAACCACCGCACAGTCCATACTACAGGATCAAGTTTCAAAAATAGGAGATCATCTGTTTAAAGATGGTTCTCGTATTGTTGGTGGTGCTATTGGTGTAAGAAATACTGCATTTGTTATGGTAAAAGTGGGGACGGGAACTGCATTTGAAGGTATAGTGGATTATTCTTTTGTTGTGGGTGCTAAAATAGATAATGCACTATCTAATTCAACGGTTTATGGAACAATTTCTCATTACATAAAACCAGATACCGCGACAGATGGATACTTGATATTGATCGTTGATTTTGAGGCGGGTTCTTCTTTTATATCAAACACTACCGTGTATATTACTACTGTGGATAATCCAACCACTCCATATTCGCTCACGACTGGTTCTGAACTTTGGACATATGGTTCTTGCAAGTTGGTTTATATCTCTCCGGGTATTTTTTATATCAATGGATTTTTTGTTCAAAATACAGAACAATATTATTCTCCATATAGAATCGTTGATGGGCATCGTGATCTTTCGTTTACAGAAAATACAAAATTTGATCTGTTGAGCACAAAAATAGGATTTACTATTAGCGGTGATTCTGTTACAGAGAATGAAGATCCTACTTTAAGGGATCCGGCAATAGGTTCGTACAACTACAATGCACCCGGTGCTGACCGTTACAGTGTTTCTCTTACACTGGCACAAACCGAAACAGTAGATGATACTCCAGATAATTTTATAGAACTGTTACGATTTGAAAGCGGAAAGATCACAAAGAAATCTGAGCGTATCACTTACGGGGAAATAGAAAAAACTCTAGCAGCCAGAACATACGATGAGTCTGGTTCTTATATTGCTAAGCCATTTGAGATTAGTATTTCTCCTTCAACAGTACCATCCGATTTGAATGTTACTCTTTCTCCCGGAAAAGCATATGTTTACGGGCATGAAATAGAAACGGTATATCCGCAAACGCTGATTGTGCCAAAAGCAAGAACAACACCTAATGAGGTGTATATCGGAACCTATTCACAAACTGTTGGCAACTATATCGGCATTTCTCTTGATTTTGCTAACTACGGAACAACTCTTTCTTCTAAATTGCCCATAATTTCAAATGGGTCTGCATCGGTTCAGTTTAGAAATAACACAGGTGTTATCGTTGGAGAAGCAAGAGTCCACGGGCTAATCGGAACAGGATTTGTTGATACGACTGGTGTAACCAGCAACAAATATAACTTGTATCTTTATGGAATTTCTGCCGGATCTATCATAGCAGGTGCTAGCAGTGGAGTCATAAAAGAACACTCTACTGGTTTTACTTTGACGGTGTTTACCCCACTAACGGGAACAACTTTCCAAGCACCGCAAAAATCATCTGATATTTCTTTGGTTTACGAGATAAAACCTGGATATGCTATTAAAGATTTTACATCCCTTTCGTTTACTGGAAAGGCTGTAAGTGGAGTTCTTCCTGCTGCAAATATTTCTTGGAACGCAACAAACAACAATACGACATATACTGTAACCAGTTCTTTGTTTGCTGATACCATACCCGGAACTCTATCGGCTGGTGAGTTTGCGTTCAAGAACTACTTGTCCAACACCACCAGTGCTGATATCATAAAGCACATACAACTTGTAAAAAATGGAGTAGTGTATTCTCCGTCAAACAGAGTTGGAACTGGTGTGGTCCTATCCAGCATAGACAAATATTCTTTCTCCCTAACTGTTCCAAATAACAATGTAGCACCCGGATACACATCGGGTGATGTTCGTGTGATTTGTCCGTATGTCTATACAATAAACACCTTTACACCTTCAAATTCAAACATCAGAACAAAAACAAGTACTGTTGTTACTGGAGAGACATTTACCACACTTCAAACAGATTACGATGGGCGTAAATATGTTCGTCTTGCTAACTGGGATGTGTATTCGATTGATGCTGTTACACGAGTTTCTGATGGTGTAAATATAGCAAGTGATTGGGAGTTTGACGACGGACAGAAAGATACACACTACGATTATTCTCGTTTATATCTAAAACCATCAAAGGCTAGTTTATATACTGTATTCCCAACGAATGGTATAAAAGTAAATTACAAATATTATTCACACGGTGGCTATAGTTTTGCTCCGTTTGTTGGTTCAAATTCATATCCTGAATACGGAAGCATTCCTCTTTATACGAGTAAGAGAACGGGTAAAACTGTGTCTCTTGCTAACTGTATTGATTTCCGTCATTCTGGCCCATTGAATCCATCAGCAATCGCTAAACCATATGGTGATTCGCAGTTTAGTGGTGAATACACTTACGCTTCATATAACAATTATCTGCCGAGAATTGACAAGATTAAACTGTCTGTAGATCCAACAGACAACTCTGCAATATTTACTATTGAGAATGGAGAGCCTGATCTTGCTCCTATTGCTCCACCAGATTCAGAAAATGCTCTAACTCTTTATACTATGACTGTTCCTGCGTATACACACAATACACGAGATGTGTTGGTGACTCCGTTTGATAACAAGCGATACACTATGGCAGACATTGGAAAAATAGAAAAACGAGTAGACGAAGTTGAAACCTTTGCTAAACTGTCTTATTCTGAATCTCAAATAGAAGCAAAGGCACTTGCTCCTATTTTAAACACAACAACTGAACCCATAAAGACTTCCATTTATAGTGATACATTCTTTGGTCATGGTGGTGGTGATGTGGTTTCTAGCGAACATATATGTTCTGTTGACTACGAAAACGGAGAATTGCGCCCATTCTTTACACATCTTCCTTTGTCTCTCGGAACACCAACACCAAGCGGAACCACAGTTTCGCCTGATGGAATATGGACGCTGAACTATAGCGGCATAACATATTTGGCTAATGCTGGCTATACAAAGAAGATTAAGCCTAATCCGACCAGTACCAAAAACTGGCTTGGTTTTGCTTTTATTACCAAACCAATAGAGACTCAATGGGATAGAGGATACCGCCCAATAGTCAAAACTAATACTTTGTCCGAGAATGATAATTGGCTTGCGTCTAATGCTAATGCACAAGAAGGTTTTGGCACACAGTGGAACGATTGGGAGAGTATGTGGTCTGGTATTGAAGATAAAGAAGAAGAATCAGATATCTACCAAAAGAAACTTTTACAGGCTCCAAGAACTTCTTCGTCTTCTTTAGTTCCAAGTGTTAACAGCGGTAATCCACAGATAGGAGTGGATCGCAACCAAGTTCCAGACGACGAACAATTACAGTCTTTTGTGGCTTCCAAGCAGTTGCGAAATCACATAAAGACCAGAGTTGGAACCCGAGTTATTGATAAAACCGTAATTCCTTTCATCCCAACTACTACACTTACGGTTTCTGCATATGGATTGAAACCTGCTACTACTGTTTATCTTTATTTTGATGGGGTGGCAATAGGAAATACTGCAACCACTGATTCTAACGGTTCGGTTTCTATTACCTTTACCATACCACCAAACACTTTCTTGGCAGGTGAAAAACTCGTTCGCATTTCTGATAATATTGATCCACAAAATGCAAGCACGGCAGCAGAAACAGTTTATTACTGCGGTGGATCGTTCTTGCAGAGAGATTCTGGTTCGTATTCTACTAGACCTCCTCATTTCCGCCGCCAGACAGTAACCAGCGAAGGAGTCATCAAAGATCCATTCAACCGAGATGTTTCTTACGATTCGCTAGTAGATACTGTTGAAAATCTGCAATGGATTGACCCTCTTGCACAGACATTCCTAGTTGACAAAAAGACTAATCCTAATGGAATATTTGTAAAGAGTGTAAGTCTGTATTTTTCAGCAAAATCTGCAACACTTCCTGTTGCGGTTCAACTACGACCAACGGTTAATGGCTATCCGTCCCCGTCTGTGGTTATTCCGTTCTCCACGGTTGTAAAAACACCATCGGGGGTTACGGTTGGACGAAACGCAAGCAGTCTCCCTTTGCCAACCAAGTTTAGTTTTTCGTCTCCAATATACCTTGAACCGGGAGAGTATGCAATAACAGTAATCACAAACAGTTCTGATTACCAATTGTATGCTGCTGATAATGGATTGGCTGTTTCCACAGGCGGAAGAGCAGGTGGATCGTCTCTGCTTGGCAACCTTTATGTTCCTCAAACTATTGGATCAGCAGTTCAAGACAATGTAACAGATATTTGTTTTGCCATAGAACGGTGCAACTTTGCAGTAAACTCATCAGGAACATTCTCGTATCCTGTCAATGGGTGGGGTGGAGCACAAGTAGCAAAAATTTATACCCCTGAAATTGCACCAACTACCTGTTCCATTTCTAGAATATTGGACGGAAAAACTATACAGAATAATCAAAATTTATGGCCCAATACTCCAATAACAACAGGAAATAGCACAACAATACAATACACCATGAGAAGAGGTTTGGATTCGGCAGTTTCTCCAGTTGTGGACATGGGTGCTGTTTTTGGCATAGCAGCGAAGATGGTAATCCAATCGGCTCCGACTACAGATTCACCGACTAGCAGTTATATCACTAAGGCAGTAGTTTTGCCTGAAGAAAATATTTCAAATGGATTGGTTGTGATTTCAGAGGCGTGTATTCCTACAGGTTCTAGTGTGATTGCTTCTTACAGATACAGCACCAACGGAGAGGCTGATCTTTTTGACCAACCGTGGATAACCATGACCGCTAAAAACACATTCATAAGTTCGACCGAGTTGGATTTCCGTTCAGCAAGATGGATTGGAACTGCTTCAAATATTAGAGCGTATCAGATAAAGATGCAGTTGCTAGCACCGTCTACATCTGCGTATAGAAACACTCCTGCTATCCGTAATCTACAAGTTGTGAGTTATCGCTGATGCACAGGTACATTCGTGACACTAAAACCAGAGCAGTATTTTTAAAAGACTCGTCTTTGATTAGTCGCAGAAACGAAGAAATTAGAAACGAAGAGCGTTTACACCATATGGAATCTGAAATACATAAGTTGCGTGAGTTGATAGAGGAAATGATTAAGAACCAGCAAGAGAGAGCGTAACCCATGCCAGGAAGCACAGGACCAGACCTGAACACTTTCCAAATCCCTGAAGTACAGTTGGGGGATACTTTTAACCTGTGGCGTGATACCACTAACACTGGTATCTACAAACTCAATAAAGTAAAAGTCTACGATGGTGTGAGTTCTTCTTCTATCAGCATGTCTGTGAGTACTGGTGGAACTCTATCTGCTGAATTGGCAGACAATATAAACAAAGGAGTCACCTTTAATTACGGTGTTGGTTTTGGTGCAGGCGTTAGTTTTAATGATGCCGTAGTGTTTCAAAGTGGAGTAACATTCAATGGTGATGTTACATTCAATGCCAGTACTTTTACTGTAAACGCCAACATTGTAACTATTGACGACTACAATCTGATTCTTGGTGATACTGCTGCCGCTAGTGATGCAAATATTAGCACGGCTGGTGGTGGTGGTCTGCTAATCAAGCGTGGCAGTGGAAACACTGCTTCGTGGTTGTGGAATCCTTCAAATACTGTAGGAGTTACTGGTGTTTGGAGTGGAAACGCACATATTGGTATTAGTGGTCAGACTTACGGAATCATTCCACACAATAGCGATATTCTTCCTGTTTACGGATTACGATTAGGTCTTGAAGGCGGCTCCACAACCGATCACGGTTTTGAGATTGCCATGACTAACAGCGGTGTTGCAGGATCAACCAGTAACCGAACCGTTCAGTTCTTGAGAACCTATCCAAACGGCTCTACTGCATTCCTTGAAGTGTTTAACGGAACCACTTACGGTTCGTATCCATTCACATCCATTCCGAATGGTGTAAACAAAAAAATAGTAAATCAATCATCACATGGATTTATTTTTGGTCAACCGATATATCTGAATGGAAGTAACTACGCTTCTGCACAGGCAAATTCTGTTTCTAAATCGGAAGTTGTTGGTTTGGTTTCCAAATATATTGATTCAAATACATTTGAACTAACTTTTATCGGAGAAATATACGGAGATTTTTCTGGTGTTCTTGAAACAGGATCGTCCTTAACACCGGGATCTGTGTATTACTTGAGTCCTTTTACTGCTGGTAAATTATCTCCAACGAATCCAATTGCTACTGGTCAGGTTCATAAAGCAGTACTGATTGCAACAGGAACCAATTCTGCTATTGTTTATCCGTTCACTGGAGGAATTCTCGCTTCTCCTATTAGTACTGTTACTGCTTCATCATTAGGAGTTCGTTATCCGCAATTAAATCGGTTTCAAGTTGGTGATTTTGTGCGATGGAAACCTGGACCTATTACCATCGCTTATGGTTCTACTTCTGGAACATATACTGATGGAATTTATGTTAAAGCACAGGCAAACAGTTCAGCAGAAGCAGAAGTTGCTGGCATGGTTGTTCGTACAAACGATCTAGATCCTAATAATCCAACAGGTATTAATGAATCTTTTGATGTGCTGATGGACGGATTTTTTTCTGGTTTGAGTTTGCCCGCATATTACGGGCAAATTGATAGTGGAACAGTGTATTTTTTAAACACGAATTGTGCAGGAACTACAGGATGTCTTGAAGGTATCACAACGCCATTCAACTCTAGTTTCCCTGTGGGTGCTGGCAAGATTCGTAAACCGCTCTTTATGTGCACAACCAGCGATGAATCGCAGTTTAGTGGATACCTGTTTTCGTATCGTGGAGATCAATTGGATGTTGGTGGCTTGAGTGCCAGTATACCTCTTGAAAGTCTACTGATTGCAAATCTTGGGTCTTGCGGATCAGCAGAGCCGTTGGTGTTTGGTGTTCGTGATGGAAACGGAACAGCAGGCGGAATTCCTGTTATGCGTTTCCCACACACCCGTCCGGGTTCTGTAGAAATAGGATATACAGGAACTCCTGGAAGTGCTGGTGCTTCTCTTGATGTTCGTGGTGTGCTTCGTGGAGGAAGAAGCACCGCCACTAACGGTGGAGACATTATTGTTAGTCGCTACAACGAAAGCGGTAGCGGTAACAACAGTTCGTATCCTGAAACCCTTAATGTTTTTGGAACCCAGTTCAGTAGCGGAAACTCTGTTATTTCATATGGTATACGACCAAAGAGTGGAAGCGCGGGATACGAGTCCACAACAGGATTGTCAAATATTCCTCGTGCTGCACTAGAAGTTGGTTCTACAACTGGTGGCGCTGGATTAATTCTGAAAACCACATCAGCAACAAATTCCGCTATTGGAACTGCGTTGAGTACTACCGATACATTCTATGTGAATACATCTAATATGGTGTATATGGGTGGAAATGTGGGTATTGGAATCGCTGGGCCATCTGAAAAACTTCATGTTTACGGTGGTTCACTACGAGCAGAAAGGTTTGATAATGGTACATCTGCCATTCTTGGAGGCCCATCAAGCAATCTGCAAATCAAACACTACACCGGAAATTCAAGTGTAACACTGTACAATAGTAGTGGTGGTACTGGAGGATTTGTATTTTCTACATGGAATGGTAGTGAAACTGAAAGGGTCAGGATTACCGCAGACGGATATCTTGGAATTGGAACAACAACACCCAAAGGACTACTGACGGTTTATGCGAATCCGTACACCACGATGGGTGGAATAACTGGATCTCTGGCAAATTCTGGAATCGTTATTGAATCCGTTCTTAACGGTTTAGGTTCACCAATATACGGTCCTGGTGTTTTCTGGAAATCCACTGCAAACGACACTTACCCGTTTGCGGGAATATTCATCGGTGGTCAAGGAGCAGGCACATCCATCAACTTTGGTACTTCTTCTATATATGCACAGGGTATCAACAGTGTTCCCATGACGATAGTTAACGGAAAGGTGGGAATCGGAACAACTGGTCCGTCCACTGCTCTGCTTGATGTAAACGGATCGGTTCGTGCAAAAGACGGAATACTTTTTGGAGCCAATACTGCTGCTGCAAACACTCTACAGTATTACGAAGAAGGCACATACACTTCAACCATTGTTTACTCGGGAACAACTACGGATACTGCACCAGCAACAGCAGATAAATCCGTAACTGCAAAATATACCCGAATTGGAAATACCGTTACTGTGTGGATTCCTACTATAACAAAAACCACGCTTGGGCTTGCCGGTACTGGAACAGCACTCATCAGTACAGTAACTCTTCCGTTTACAGCCGCAGCGACAGCAGTAGGAAGTGCGCGTGGATACAGACTTGCTGGAAGATACGGTTCTGCTTTGTCGTCACAGAGTGTTGACGAGTATTTGATGTGTATTGTTGGAGGCGGTACTAATGTATTGTCCGTTAGATTTGAAGCCAGAGCCGGTTCTTATTTTCCGACTATATTACCTGAATACAGCGACAGTGAAATGACTGGTTTAACAATCACATACCCCGTCTAATACGAGAAAACAAACATGGGATCATCACTATATCTTTCAGGTGGCGTACAAAGCACTGACCAATTGGTTAAAACTGTTTCGCAAAGCAATACTTTTGCTATTGGTGATGCTATTCGTTGGGATATTATTACTAATAGTTACAAAAAAGCACAAGCCGACAATGCCATAAATTCTGAAGTGGTGGGTGTTGTTAGTGCCGTAACTGCAACTCAATTCACTATGATTATGTCTGGCGCAATTAATCTAACCAGCGTTAGTGCTTTGTCGGGAATAACTGCTCCAGTTTTATTCTTGAGTGGAACCACAGCAGGTGGACTGTCTGTTACCCCACCAAGTGCAATAGGCGCAGTCATCAAGCCCATCTTGATTCGCAATCAATCTTCACAAGAGTATGTGGTAAACAATTTCTTGGGAACACAGATTGGTGGTTCGTCCACTGTGGCTATTGACCAGATTCAGCCTGTAGGCACAATCATGCCGTATGCTGGTTCTGTGATTCCTGACACATGGTTGGCGTGTTCAGGTGCTTCTTATGCTGTTGCAGATTATACTGAATTGTACTCTAAACTCCAATACACCACAGGCAGTCGTGCTCCTATTTACGGACATGTTGCTGTTCTTACAGGAACCCAGGTGAGCAGTGTGTTGTCTGTTAATGATTACATCCAATACAAGACAGGATCAGGATCGTGGTCAGGAACAGGCAGTCCGCTCACCACTTCAAACGCAGAATTGTTGGCACAGGTAATTAGTGTTACCCCCACAACTGCGGTGGTTCAGGTGCTTCCCATCTACTCTTCGGGAAACAAGAATTTCACCGTAAACAATACGGTGTTTGGTGGTGGTGGATTTGTTGGCAGTGAAACTGGCACAGGAAACTACCGAGCGTACAGTTCCACATCGGCGTTTAAATCGGTTTCTCTTACTATTACAGCAATTGCAATCACTCACTTCAATACTCCCGATATGCGTGGGCGGTTTGCGCTGGGTATTAACACATCGGCGTTGGGTGAGATGGAAACCGATGCCACAAATAGTTCTGCCATTTCTGCTATCTACTCGCTTGGTTCGGAGGGTGGACAAGAAAGCGTGGTTGCTCCTACTATTACTATTGCTACAGGTTCTGGAGCAGGTGCAAATGTTACTGGTCAATACACCAACAACCTTACTGCTAATATGCCGCCCTACACAGCGGTGCAATACATCATTAAAGCCAAGCCGTACACCCGTGCAGCCATTATTGACGGAGTAGACATTCCATACGATCAACTCCTTGTTCGTGATAGTGTTAGTAATGGACTACAAACTGAACTGTTGGGTGGTTTGAGTGGTGGAGACTTGGTGTTCTACACCAACAGTGGTGAAGCATCCAAGACAGGCACAGAGCGGATGCGGTTGACTAATAAGGGTGCACTACTTTTCAATCAGATTAGTGGTGTTACTTCTGCAATAAATTTTAATGGTGCAGCAAGCACCACCATACCATATGTAAAAACATACAACCCAGATAGTATAATAAACAGGTATTCGTGGTGGGCTGCTCGTGACGGCTACGCTTTTGCTGTAGAGAGTGGCTCTGCTGATGGGGATGCGGGAACCAGTAGATTCATTATAACAGAAGACGGAAATGTTGGAATTGGTAATACAGTTCCAGGAGCATCACTTGATGTGAACGGCAGAGTCAACTTTACCTCTGCGTCCACAGATTTTGGAGCAGCCAACCGAGCAAACTTGGTTGTTGGTAATGGAATAGTCAGCGGTTCACGACAACTACAGTTTGGTGTAAGTGATACCCATAACTGTGCGTGGATCATGGGTTGGTTGAATGGTTTTGGTGGTCATACACTAGCAATACAGCCTATGGGTGGACGACTCTATATTGGTGCAACTGCTAGTACTTTTAGTGGCGATCCAACCACTGCTGTGGGAATTAACGGCGATTTGACTATTCGTGAATCTAATGTAATAATGAATGTTGATTTCCGAACACGAGCAAATGGTACATGGGCAAGAGGATTGCTGTTTACTGACGGATTTAGTCCTGCACAAACCGGTTCTTATAATGGAGTGACTGGTGGTATTGGTATGTACGGAGCGGTAACAAATAGCGTAAACACACCAAATATTTTATATATGGCATGGGGGTCTAGTCCTTGGGTAACCGGAAAGGGGCTGTATATTCTTAAGGATGGACGGGTGGGTGCTGGAACTGCTGCTCCTGCCGTGGCACTTGATGTGGTTGGCGAGGCTCGTTCTTCAGTTTCAACCGTTTCCACATCTAATGATAAAACTCTTGTCACAAAAGATTATGTGGACGGTAATGTACTCGGTAATGTAGTATTTTTGAATATGACAGACGGTTCTTCAATAGCAGTCTCAAAAAGTGTAACTTTGAAAGCAGGTAAATGGGTTGTGATGTACGATAGTATCTTACAATTTGCAGATAATGTTACTACTTATACTATTACCCAAAGTGCAACAATTACCCATTCGTCTAGCATCCCCAAAACTCAAATTAACCACAGTCACTACTACACCAAATCAGGTGGTGCGGGTTATGGACGAGCCATCAATACTTTCAGAAAAACCACACATGAAATTACCGTACCCGCTGGCACTTATACTCTCAGTATAGGTTTACCAAGTAATACTGCTGTTTGCACTTCTAAGGGAGCAAATATTGTTTTGATGTACGCAGGAGCATGATGGCTGTAATATAAACCGCAGGGCAACACAGAATAAACAGGAATACATACTCATATGCCATATTCAGCACTACCAAATCCCGCGTACCCACAAACAAATATTATCTCTTCAGATACCACCATTTATGTGGGGGCTACAGGAAGCGATGGTTATGACGGATTGACCCCATCTACACCGTTTGCCACCTTTAAAAAAGCATGGGAAACTGCTCAAACTTATACAATCGTTGGTGCTGCTGTTCTGTATATTCAATTTCAAAAAGGCATTTATAGCGTAACCAATCACTCTGCATTCTTTCCTACTGATCTGTATCACCCACAGGGTGGAAATATTATTATTCAAGGCGATCCAACCGCTATTAAAGAGCGGTACTTGTGGAAAGTGGGATCGTACAACTGGGATTTGGCTCCCATGTCTTTCTACGGACACACAGGTGAAGTAAACCTGTGGAGTTCTGCTTTGGGTGTTACACACGGATTCACGGGTGAAGATGTTGGCGGTTATGTAGCCATTGTGAACCAAACAATCAGCAAAGGTAGTTTTGCTGTTCCTAATTTTGGAGACGGTGTTACTGATACTAAATGGGACAGAAACTATGTTTTACGCCACGCCTTTAACCACGGATATCCGTATGAAGAGGGTGATGGAATTCTTGGGCTTGCCAAGATTGTGTCTGCTACTGCTGCCGGACAAACACTAGGTTTGGCATTTCGAAACATCAATATGGACACCCGATTGGTTGGGTTTGTTGGTACACTTGCTAATGGTACGGATCACCCAAACGGAAAAATTACAGGCGGATTACGAAATATTAACAACACTTGGTGTGGCGTGGCAAATAATTATCCTGAAGCACAATACAGCGAACCTATTGGCTACTACGGAAATCCTGGATGGTCTGCTGGAGCAGGAACAACCGCTTTCCCTGCACAACCAAGTGGGCTTACTTATATTTCAGATGATGTGATTTCGGTGGTGAACTATCCCGTAATCATTAGAAGTTCTGGTGCTGCCACATCTTCCCCGATACAAATGATTACTCCGGGTGCTAGAATACGAGCCATACGAAACTTAATGTTTGTTCGTGCAGAATACGACGGTGCTACCTACGGTTCACAACCTCTTGTGAACGGATTGGCAAGAACCAATCTTGCGAATTCTGTTGGTTTGACTGATACAGACATTGCCGCAATAAATTTGTTTGGTAATGTGGAAACTAGCATACGCCACATTGGTGTTTTGGGATATCATACCGGTTTGCATGTTAGCAAGGGAGCAAAGGTTTACGATTACAGCCCGTATGCCGTCATGGACAGTGCTCACACATATTTTAGAAGAACTCCAGTATTCATGGCTTCACATGTTAGACAAGACGGCATTCAATGTTATGATAATGGATATATTAAATTTGGAGTGTTTGACACAACTCCATTAAACTATTGTTACAATGTTTATATTCAAAGTGAAAGGAGAGGTGTTGTTGCACAGAGTGGATCTGAAATCCATTTAGAAGACCTATATTCTAGTGTGGCAATAGGCAACATACCGTATTTTAGAATAAGTTTAAATCTTCCAATTTTTGCTGGCAGTACTGCCGGAAACACCGCAGGATTCTATAATTCGTGGAACACATCGACTTATAAGGGTGGTGCTGCTGTTTTTACATCAGCAGGGATTAAAATTGGAAGAGTTGTTAATGTTGTTGCTGGGCCAACTCTTACTGCGTGGACAAATGCCAATGCCACATGGGCAGGTGGAATGACTGCTGGACAGAATGGACCACAATACACACAGCGATTTGACCTGTACGGATACAAATTAGACAACTACACTCTTGCTACTCGTAATATTTGGTTAACCAGCGCACCCGTACAAGATCCTTTTGAATTTCGTGCGTATTCCAATTCTGATGAAACAGGTTTTGTGAGTGGAATAACCATTGGTAAAAATATTGTATATCTGCAAGGTTTCAACGGAGCAACTGTTGCAGGAACTACTACTAGTAATAACGGTTTGACTTTTGGTATCAGTGGGCCAGAGAAAGACGGCGGATACTATAACGCTGAAAAAAGAACTGACTCCAATATATCGACTCAGGTAAACAGTAAAATCTGTTTACGAAACGCTGTGCTTGATGGTGGTTATGTTGCAATGGCTACAAACTTTTCAACTGATTTGATAAGTGTGGACGAAAGCGTTTCCATAAAATCATACAATCACACTGGAATTGGTGCTTATCGTGGTGTGATTGATATTCAACCATCTGCTAGTGTTGCTATTAAAAATCCAGGTTTTGGATATCCGTTTGCGGGGGTTCGTGCTAACGCCACCGATTACCCGTATTTGACTGGTTCTGCTTGTGCTCTTGGTGCTGCTGCGGGTGGAACTATTAGATTATCATCGTATAATACCGTCGTGGCTATTGGATGGCCCCAAGGTGCGGATCGTGCTCACAACGGTGCAGACGGTGGTGCGTATGGAATGATAGCAACCGGAACAGGAGTTTCGTTGAGTGCTAAAAGAGAACTCCACAATTTGTTCTCTGCAAGTTACAATTCAAAAATAGAATCGTATGGGGTAGCCTCTTCTTATTGTTATGCAGACGATGGTGGAGTGTATAACGATTACTTGTATACCGGATCGGATGGCGGAATAATACACGCAAGGTATGGCGGAAAGATTACTGGTGTAATGGGAGTTGGTCAGCCTGCTTGGAGTGGTAGTCAAACTGTGCCATACGAAAGCACGGACGATTCCATCTACGGGTATGAAGGAACAAATACAACCTACACAACATCTCTATTAACAGGCATTTCTGCTGGTATTACTCAATCTGGTGCTATTCACGGGCTTTTGGCTACTCGTAGAACTTGGCAACCAAATAATACCTCGTATTCGGCTCTACAGCCCCTATACAATGTTCGCAGTGACGATACTGCTCATTACGAATGGTGGAAAGGATTTAGGAGCAAGATTGGTAGACTTGGACGAGCCGCACCGTCTGGAAGTCCATCATCTGGTGGTAGCGGATCTCTGTATACACGCATTCCTGCAATGCGTTCTGCTCCAACCAGTCAGGCAGATGCTGGAACATTTATTACTGGTATAACTATGGCTGCCGGATACACATGGGGATCACCACTAGGAAAAGTTGTTATTAACGGTTTGATAATGCCGTCAGGATACTAAAGGAAAAATCATGCCCAAATCATTGGTACAAATAGATCCAAGCAACGGACAAGTAACTGTTTTACAACGAAACATTTCGCCTGAAACTTTTGTTCCTTCCGATTATCCAAATCCATCTAATGTGTTTATTGTTCGTTCTAATATTCAATCATTTGAAGGCACAATATACACTGGGTTCACAACTCCAAACCAACCTGTTGCAGATGGTATCGGATCTTTTTCTACGATCCCTCCATCAACCACTACATCTTCTATTTCTGCTAATATTTTTGGTCTTGCCGAACAGCAGATGGACGGAACAGCATACGGAACATTTAGTCCCACGGAATTGGTGTTTCAGTCTAATATCAGACCCGAGATAATCAACTATCTGTCGTTGAGCGGGGTTACTGCTTCTGATTACAATCCAACCGTTGGTTCTATTGGGGTAACTGGATATGTTGGAGGTCGAGCAGCACAGTTCAAAGGTTCGTATTTAGATACAGATACCGCTGCCGCAGGCATTTCTTTGCCAGGATTTACAACTGCTTCGTATTTCTTGATTTCTGGTTGGGTGTATATGGAAAGCACTCCTAGTGCTTACGATCCAATTATCATTACTCGTAGTCCAGATGGTGTTGATGGTATTGGTACTACTAGTGACTCTTTCCGTTTAGAATATGATCGTTCTAGTGCTCGTTTTCAATTTAATTTTTCCACTACAGCAAATACCACCACCACGGGATTTGATTATACAATAAATGTGTCTCCAAGTGGAGTCACGCTGAATCAGTGGAATCACTTTGCGGTGGCTTATAGCAAGCCATCAGCAGGAAATACTGCATATGTTAGTTCTTATTGGAACGGAAATCAAATAGGTTATGATGCTGGTAAAACTGGTTCTCTTCGTGGATCTAGATCTTCTCTCTATATTGGATGTAGTGGAACAGGAAAGAAATCGTTCAAGGGATGGTTGGATGATTTGATTATTAGTGCAGGAACTACTGGTGATGTTCTTCGTGGATTCCTTCATGGAACTACTGCACCTGTTCCAACTTTACAACAGGATGCAGGATTTTATACTGTTTACTATATGAGTATGGATGGCCCTATTGGAACTTCTTATTTTCCATGTGATACTACAAACAAAGTGGTCAGCAATTTGGCATTTGGAAACCAAAGTAAAATGTATGTGTACGGCACAATAGGTGTCACATCTTCGCGTATGTGGACTTCGTTCATAAATGGAGTTTGTGGAGGTTATACAGCAGGTAATTCTACTGGTTATATTTTTGGTTACAATAGTGGAGCGTGTTTTATTCCAACCGCTGTTACTGATTTGGTTTCTGGATTGACTGCTGCCAAACAGTACCGAAAAGACCTAATGGATTACACCATGCGTTACTACTTGGGTTTCACTGCTATGCGTGGAAGCAGCGGAGCCAGTGGAGATTTTGTGAATCTGTATAGCGGAACCACTTTCCCCACATCATTCACTTATCTTCCAACCGAATCTAATCTGAATTATTTGGCAAACATATACAACGCAATAGTGGTGTGTGGTAGCACGCTGTCTGTTGGAATAGAAGACGCGAATGGGGTGTACTATTCTTTTGCAACTGCTGGTGCAGTTAATGTGTATAAAGATGTTTTGACCTATTACAACAACATAAACACAGATCGTTTAAGTGTCAACAACACAATAGACAGTAAAAATTCTTTCTTGGCATTGAAACAGGTTCAAGGATATACAAAACAAGCAATTATTTCTCGTCTTGCACAGGGAGGAAATCCATCTGTAATGATTCCTGCTGTTGCTGCTATTACTGGATTCAGTAGAAATCCTGAAGACGGATATAATTTGAGTGCGGAATCGACACCTCTTGCTACTGCTGTGTACTAATCCATGTCAAATTCTTTAATTCATTATGGGCAGAATACTGTACTTTTAAATGGACGAGAGTACTCTTGGTGTGATTTTTTAAAAGTGTTTGGAGACTACTCGGTTCCTTATGGATTTTATATACGAGTATATGAAAAAGGAATAGCACATTACATTAGCGATGGGCAAAACACATTATATTTGCCAAAAAATGATATGTATTGTGATCGAATATGTGCCAGAGAACCTGAACTTGCTTTACTGCTACAAAGACTACGAATGGAAAACGGAGAATAGGCAAAGTGCTACGCTCCTAAATACTTGAAAAGGAGACTGCATGGCTCGCCCACATTCCCGACAAGAACTAAAAGACTACTGCCTACGAGCACTCGGACAACCTGTTATTGAAGTCAATGTTGAAGACTCACAGGTTGAAGATCGCATAGACGAGGCTCTAGAATATTTTGGCAATTTCCATCACGACGGTGGGCAAAAGATGTACTATACCTACCAGTTGACGGCTACAGATATTGCCCGTAAATGGATCAATACTGATCCCATTGATCCGTCTATCCTGACTATTAATCGTATTTTTCACATGGGTTTTAATCTTACAACCCATAATATTTTTAATATTCGCTACCAGTTGGCACTAAACGATTTTTACGGATTGCGTACAGGACAAACCAACCTGAATTACTATGTGTCCACTATGCAGTATATTGAGATGTTGGAGCAGTTGCTTGATCCCGAAAAGCAGATTCGTTTCAATCGGGTAAACAATAAATTGTATATTGATGCCACGACCACAGACATGACTGAAGGCGTTTACCTAATGATTGAAGCGTACAGCCTGATTGATCCTGAAAACGCAAAAGACATCTACGACGATATTTGGCTCAAGAAGTACTCCACTGCTCTTATCAAGCGGCAATGGGGAGCCAATCTGTCCAAATACGAGGGAATGCCATTACCCGGTAATGTGACATTCAATGGCACAAAGATTTACGAAGAAGCACAAGAAACCATTGCCAAACTGGAAGAAGAAATTGAGACACGCTACCAGTTGCCACCCGATTTCATCACAGGATAAAACATGGCAGTAAACCCGTATTTTCGTAGGAATAATGTAGGCGAGCAGAACCTACTTGAATCACTCACGACCGAAGCCATCAAGATTCACGGTCACGAGATGATATACATTCCACGAGAAACAGTCACAGAAGACAAGATTCTTGGAGAAGAGATTTCCAAGTTTAAAGACGCTAATCGTATTGAGATGTACATGGAGAATGCAGAGGGATTTGATGGAGAAAGTGACATGACTCGGTTTGGTTTGGATATCCGAGAAAACTGCACTTTCATTGTGTCAAAACGACGATTCATAGAAGTTATGTCGCACAATCCAACCATTCGTGATCTTGGTCGCCCCCGTGAAGGTGATTTGGTTTACTTTGACTATCCATATAATTTGTTTGAAATTAAATTTGTGGAACACGACAATCCATTCTATCCGTTGGGTCAGCGTTACTCTTTCAAACTGTATTGCGAAGCCTTCAAATATACTCAAGAAGAAATCGACACAGGCGAAAGCGATATGGATTCGGCGGTTCAGGCTGTTGCCACTTATAAAAAACAATTCACTATTAACATTAGTAGTGGTAGTGGAAGTTATGTGGTCGGTGAAGAAGTGTACGCAGGAACAAGCGACAACAAGCACGCTATTGGTAGAGTGGATGCCAAGTTTGATCCAACTGGAAATGCTCCGTATTATTTGGTGGTTAATGTAAACAAGGGCAACTTTGAAATAGGAGATGTGGTTCGTGGTGTTACTAGTACTGTTGCATACACCATAACTGCTATTAGTGATACCGATACCCGCACAACCAACTCCAATATTCAGGACAACGAAGCCATTGATCTTGAAGCCAACCGCGACAATATCTTTGATTTTACCGAACGAGATCCGTTCTCTGAAGGGCAGTACTGATGTTTACACAGTTCTACAATCAGTCCATCAGGCGAATGGTGGTTGCATTTGGTGGAATATTCAACCAAATCAAGATATCACGAACTGAAAGTAGCGGAACCAAATATATTGAGGTTCCTCTGGCATATGCACCCAAAGAAAAATATAAGGTTCGTCTTGCAGGCGATCCGTATCTACAGAATCCCATGCAGATCACCCTGCCGCGCATGGCATTTGAAATCACGGGATTTGCATACGATCCATCACGAAAACGAAACAGTAGCCAGCGAAACATTGTGCGAGACAGCACTTCGTCTGGTGTAAAGTATACCTTTTCTGAAGTTCCTTACAATATTGACTTTGGGTTGTATGTGTATACGCGAAACATGGACGACGGCTTGCAGATCATTGAGCAGATTCTTCCGTATTTTGCTCCTGAATTTGTAGCCACTATAAATTTTGATGCCGTGAACACTAAAGTGGATGTGCCTATCTATCTCAACTCTGTGTCATCAGAAGAAGATTACGAAGGTGATTTTCAAAACCGCCGTAGTATTATTTTTACTCTGAACTTTACAATGAAGTCTTATATCTTTGGTAATGTTCGTAGTTACAACGAGATTCGCAAAGTGAATGCGAAGATTTATGATTTCAACTACTTTCCAAGTTTCACCGCAGGAAACACACTTGGTGGGGTGACAGGAACAGATTCAAAGGTGTTTGTTGGAATTACTGGCCCAAGCGGGGCAAGTTCTGCGAAGTATAACTACACCCCATATGCTAAGATTTATGAGTATCAAACTGGATCTACTCTTGCAGCAGGTGTAACAGTTGGTTGGTTAGGCACAACAGGAGTCACAGGCACTACAGGATAAAGGAAAAACATATGGGTGATGGGTTTTCACATATTGAAAGTGTTCTAGGAATTGGAAATACAGGAGACAGCGAACCACAGGCAGTAGTAAAGTCTGCTCCTATGCCTATGGTCAAGATTGAAACTCCTCCCCTTACTGACGAATATCTTGAAAAAGACTTAAAGCACGATTACGAAACTGCTCGTAGAAATCTTCGTGAACTTGTGGATGCAGGCAAGAATGCTTTAGATGGGGTTATTGCAGTTGCTCAAGAAGGCGACTCACCTCGTGCATATGAAGTGGTAGCCCAAATGATAAAGACTCTTTCAGAAACGAACCGCGATCTGTTGGATATTCACGACAAGATCAAGGGAATACGAAAAACAGAGAACAAGACCACAACCAATAATACCACAACAAATTCCATCTATGTGGGATCTACCCGTGAACTACAAGATATTATTAATAGTGCACGATCAAGTACCAAAGCGTTTATTGATGTACAGCCAGAGGAAAACAAGTGAATAAGAGTCAAAAGTATTTGGGTAACTCCAACCTGAAGGCGGCTGGAGTAAATATAAACTTTTCTGAAAAGCAGATTGAAGAGTATGTGAAATGCTCTCAAGACCCCCTGTATTTCATCAAGCATTATGTGAAAATTGTATCGCTTGACAAGGGATTGGTTCCTTTTGATCCGTATGAGTTTCAGGAAGAAATGATCGAAGCAGTACACACCAACCGTTTCGTGATCTGTAAGATGCCTCGACAAAGCGGTAAGTCCACCACAATGGTGTCGTTTCTTCTGCACTATATCCTGTTCAATCAGAACATGAGCGTGGCTATCCTAGCCAACAAACTAGCCACAGCGCGTGAACTGCTGGGACGCTTGAAACTAGCCTACGAGTACCTGCCCATATGGTTGCAGCAGGGTGTAGTGGAGTGGAACAAAGGCTCTATTGTGCTTGAAAACGGCTCAAAAGTGCTGGCAGCAGCCACTTCGTCTTCGGCTGTTCGCGGTGGATCATTCAACTGCATCATGTTGGACGAGTTTGCGTATGTGCCGCAGAATGTAGCCGAAGAGTTTTTCTCGTCCGTGTATCCCACGATTACTAGCGGCAAAGAAACCAAAGTGATTATTGTGTCAACGCCCAAAGGCTTGAACATGTTCTACCGCATATGGGTAAACGCCAACAAGCGAACGGGCGAAGAAGGCAAGAACGAGTACTACCCTATTGAGGTGCACTGGAGCGATGTACCCGGTCGTGACGACGAGTGGAAAAAGCAAACCATTTCTAATACTAGTCTTGAGCAGTTCCGCACGGAGTTTGAAACCGAATTCTTGGGTTCGGTTCACACACTTATACATCCTGAAAAACTCAAGTGCATGGTGTACCGCACTCCCGAATATTTCAATAATGAGGGGTTGCGTGTGTACGCCCGACCACAGCCCAATCACAAGTATGTGCTTGTGGTGGACACTTCTCGTGGTCAGGGGCAAGACTACCACGCTTTCAGCGTTGTGGATGTGTCCCAAATCCCGTACCGAGTGGTTGCCACATTCCGAAACAACCAGTTGGCTCCCATGTTGTACCCTAATGCCATCTATCCTGTGGCACGGCAGTACAACAATGCGTATGTGCTGGTGGAAATCAACGATATTGGTCAACAGGTAGCCGACATTCTGCACGACGATTTAGAGTACGACAATCTGATCTATGTGCAGATGCAGGGGCGCAAGGGACAGATAGTGAACGGTGGTTTCGGCAAGGGCGGCTCGGCTATGAAGGGGGTAAAAACCTCCACAGCCGTGAAGCGTATTGGGTGCTCCATTCTCAAAAATTTAATTGAGGACACCAAACTCATAGTTGAAGATTTTGGTGTGGTGGACGAGTTATGTACTTTTGTGGCTAAAGGCGACTCGTTTGAAGCCGAAGACAACCACCACGACGATTTAGCCATGACGCTGGTGCTGTTTTCGTGGCTAACTACCCAAGCGTATTTCAAGGACATTACAGGCAGTGATATTCGTAAAGACCTGTACGAAGACCAAATGAAAAATTTGGAAGAAGAAATGACCCCTTTTGGGTTCGTGGACGACGGTTCTGACTCAACAACCGCCGTAGACGACAGCGGAACAGCATGGAATTGGGGCGACGAGCGGGGTTAAACCGCAGTTTACAGGAAAACACCAAATAATACATACAGGTAGAAGTATCGATACACACACCCCGTGCTTCACAGACTAAGGAGATTCCACAATGGCATTTAGAGTAAGCCCCGGCGTAAGCATCAAAGAAATTGACCTGACCACAGTTGTACCCGCAGTAGCAACCACTCCCGGCGGTTACGCTGGGTACTTCTACTGGGGACCATGCAAAGAAATCGTGACAGTTACATCTGAACGCGAACTGGCTGACATCTTCGGAAAGCCAGACAGCACCAACTTTGTGGATTTCTTTACCCCTGCCAACTTCCTACAGTACGGCAACAACATTCAGGTTGTGCGTGTGGTTGGTGCTAGTGCCTCCAATGCTGCTGTTGGAATCACCGGTGGATTTAGTGGTGGTACTTTTGATATCAACAACGAAAGCGAATACGATGCTCCTATTGCCGCTGTAACTACTGCTGCGGCTAATGGTCTAGTATTTGCAGCCAAATATCCCGGTGCGCTTGGTAACAGCCTCAAGGTGGTTGTTGTTGCTGGTAACGGACTCACAGGATACGCCAATGCTGGAGTGAGCACCGGAATGACAATCAGTGCTGCTTTGGATTTTGGTGCAACTGGATTGACATTTGCTGCTGTGAATAGCACTTATAAATACCATTTCACCAAAGGCGATTCCATTATATTCAACGATGGAACCACAGTATTGCTTGATAGTGTAGTAGGAGTAACAGGAGTAAACAACGAATTTAGTGGACTAACTTCTTCTGGCAATATTAAACTGTCTTTCCAAAACGGATTGCCAAAGGCACAGGCTTCTGGTATGACTTTCCAAGTAAAGAGTGTGTACAGCAACTATGTAAATACTGTTGCAACCACTACAAACTACGCAGCGGCTCAAGGCGGTTCCGGTGACATGATTAGCGTGTTGGTGATTGACAACGACGGCAAGTGGACAGGAACTCCCGGAACACTACTGGAGAAATACGAAGCCGTGTCTCGTGCAAGCGATGCACGAAACACAGACGGATCAAGCAACTACTACAAGAATGTGATCCGAGATCAGTCCGACTACATCTACGCTATTCAGGCAGATTTGGCAGATAACACTGGTGGAGTTTCCACCAAGACCAATTGGACTACTCTAAACGGAATCGCTGGTGCTCGTCTTGTGGGTCACAATGTAATCTCTTTAGGTCTTACTCAGGGTGCAGACGGCACACCATCAGACGGAGAGCGTTGGAACGACGGTTGGAGTTACTTTGCTGACGCAGAAACCGTGGATGTGTCTCTGCTGCCGCTAGGCAACGCTTCTGCCACTCTAGCCAAACTGGTCGTAAACAACATTTGCGAAAAGCGTCTAGACTGCATGGCATTTGCGTCTCCCGCATCCACCGATGTGGTCAGCAAACTGCCATACGAAGCCTTGAACTCACTCAAGACTTTCCGCGACAGCACTTTCAACATCAACTCGTCTTACGCAGTTCTAGACAGCGGTTGGAAGTACCAACTAGACACCTACAACAATGTGATTCGCACCGTGCCACTAAACGCAGATATTGCAGGTCTAGTGGCTCGCACCGAGTTCACTAACGAAGCGTGGTTCTCGCCCGCAGGATTCAACCGTGGACAGGTCAAGAATGTGGTCAAGTTGGCGTACAACCCGTCAACCGAAGCACACCGCGACGAACTGTACACCCGTCAGATCAATCCTGTGGTGTCGTTCCCCGGCGAAGGCGTAATCCTGTACGGTGACAAGACCGCACAGACCCGCCCAAGCGCATTTGACCGTATCAATGTGCGTCGCCTGTTCATCATTCTTGAGAAGGCAATCGCCACCGCAAGCAAGTTCTTCCTGTTTGAACAGAACGATGCGTTCACCCGAGCGCAGTTCAAGAACTTGGTGGTTCCGTTCCTCAAGACCGTGCAACAGCGTCGTGGCATCACCGACTTCAAGGTGGTGTGCGATGACACCAACAACACAGGCGAAGTAATCGACCGCAACGAGTTTGTAGCCGATATCTTCGTGAAGCCAACCCGCAGCATCAACTTCATCCAGTTGAACTTTATCGCCACCAAGACTGGCGTAAACTTCACAGAAGTTGGCGGCTGATCGTATAGATACTACGGACAACAAAAGGAGCAAATAAATGCCAGTAGATCCAAGCAATAACATTTCAGGATTTGTGAACGCCTTTGCAGGTGGTGGTGTACGCACAAACCTGTTCGTGGTCAACGGCACAATTCCGGGATACTCAAATAACCGAGCCATCTCGTTTTTGTGCAAGGCTGCTCAGATTCCTGCTTCGTCACTAGGAACCATTGAGGTTCCGTACCGTGGTCGCCGAATCAAACTACCCGGCGACCGTACCTTCCAAGACTGGTCGCTCACCATTATCTCTGATGCCAACCTTGCGCTACGCTCGGCATTTGAGAACTGGAGTGCAATCTTCAACTCACACACCTCCAATGTTGCTCCCCGCAACTTCATGGAGTTCATGCCTACTTGGTCGGTGACTCAACTCCATCGTGACGGTGAGCCGCTGCGTAGTTACAGTTTCGTTGGCTGCTTCCCCTCGGAAGTAGGAACCATTGATCTGTCGTATGAAAACAACGATCAGATTGCTGAATTCCCTGTGACTCTGAACTACTCGTGGTGGGAGGCTGCTCCGGGTGCTGCGGTTCCTGCGGTTGGCAGCGGTACAGGTATCAACCTGAACGGGCTACTACAGAACTTGGGCATCAACATCGGTATTGGCTTCTAATCCTTTCTAAAAAGGTACTTACATTATGGCAATCAACCTGTTCGGTTTTAGTATCGGAAAAAAGGACGGTAAAGAACCGGCTTCTGCTGAGGAACTCCTCAAGAAGCCGGTTTCTTTTGTCCCTCCTGATTACGATGACGGTGCAACCCCTGTTGAAGTGGGTGGATATTTCGGAGCGTATGTTGACTTTGACGGTTCAGTAAAGTCAGACATTGAACTCATCTACAAGTACCGCGAGATGGCACTACACCCTGAATGTGAAAGTGCCATTGCAGATATTTGCAACGAGAGCATCGTATACAACGACACACTGGATGCAGTCAAGATTGATGTGTCTTCGGTCAAGCAGTCCAAAGCCATCAAGGACAAGATTGAGGACGAGTTCCACGAGGTGCTGAATCTTTTAGACTTCACTCGTCGTGGTTACGAAGTGTTCCGCAAGTGGTATGTGGAAAGCCGCCTGTATTACCACATTATTATTGACGAGAAGAACCGCAAGAAGGGTATTCTTGAACTGCGTCCTATTGATCCTGTGAAAATTCGCAAGGTTCGCAGAGTAAAGAAGAAGCCACTCAACGCAACCACAAGCGGCAGCAACATGGGTAATGTGCCCATGAGCGTTTCACTGGTATCAGAAATTGAAGAGTTCTACATTTACGCTGAACAGGATCAGGCTTCTACCAGCATGACCTTGGACGGACTCAAGATTAATCCTGACGCTATTTGCTTTATCCACAGCGGTTTGTTTGATTCACGCCGCAAGAAGATTCTGGGTTATCTGCACAAGGCAATCAAGTCACTCAACCAGTTGCGTATGATTGAAGACGCAGTGGTAATCTATCGTCTGGCTCGCGCACCTGAACGCCGTATTTTCTATGTGGATGTGGGTAATCTGCCCAAGCAAAAGGCTGAAGAGTATGTGCGCGGACTTATGCAGCGGTATCGTAGCAAACTCATGTACGATCCCACTACAGGAGAAATGACTGACAGCCGCAAGCACCTGTCCATGCTGGAAGACTTTTGGATGCCCCGTCGTGAAGGCGGTAAGGGCACAGAAGTCAGCACTCTACAGGGCGGTCAGAATCTTGGCGAAATGGAAGATGTCAAGTACTTCCAAAAGAAACTGTATCAGTCACTCAATGTGCCCACCTCTCGTCTAGAGGAAAACACAGGCTTTAATATTGGTCGTGCGTCTGAAATTAGCCGTGACGAAGTAAAGTTCTTCAAGTTTGTGGAACGACTTCGCATGAAGTTCTCTGAAGTATTCCTGAACCTGCTGCGCGTACAACTGGTTCTTAAGGGAGTTATTCGTGAAGACGAGTGGGCAGACATTGAACCCAAGATTGCGTTCAAGTTCAACATGGACTCCCACTTCAGCGAACTCAAGGAAAGCGAAGTGCTCAAGGATCGTCTACAGAGCGCACGAGATGCGGAAGACTTTGTGGGCAAGTACTACTCCCGCGATTTTGTGCGTCGGCATATTTTAAAGCAGACTGCGGAAGACATTGAGGAGATTGACAACGCTATCAAGAGTGAAATGGCAGAGGGCAAGATTCTACCCCCCGAAGGGCAGATGACACCCGCTGGAGCCGAAGGCGCACCTCCGGAGGCTGCTATGGGTGGAGACGCACCCCAAGCCCCCTCTGCTCCCAATGTGACAATTGGTGAAATAGTCGGGGGAGACGATGAAGAAGACGAGTTTGGCAACCCCAAGGAATGATGCTTTAAACTCCACTATTTTACGAGAAATATAGCGGATACTAAATAAATAAGGTCTGACAAGGAGAACCAATGGACAACAACAAAAAGATTGCAAAAGCCCTACTGGAAAAGAACTACGCCGATGCCAAGGAGCATGTATTCAATGCCCTGTACGCCAAGGCTTCCCTCCTGCTAGACGAGCAGCGTGTAGCCGTGGCTGAAGCCGTGTTTAATGAAGACAAGGCGATGGGCATGTACAGCCACGACGCTGATGAAGACAAGAAAGAAACCAAGAAGAAGAAGACCAAGAGCGAAAAGCCGTCCATGTACGAAGAGGCTGAAGGCAACTAATGAAACTCATCACCGAAACAACCCAGAGTGAAATTCAAGTCTTGACCGAAGAAAAGAACGGTCAGAAGAATTATTTCATTAAGGGTGTATTCATGGAATCGGATACCAAGAACCGTAACGGTCGCG